AACTAATACTACAGAAGGACCACAATAATGGCGTGTACATGCAGACCCGGCAAAGAGCTTTGTAGAAGTTGTTTAAATAAAACAACTACGCCTTATGTTGGTAATACAGTTAATGGTAATGGGGAATATACTACTCACCAGATTAATGTATTCCAAGCCCAATTTGAAAAGACTATTGCTGCTGATGTAGAAAAAAATCCATTATCAGCAGCAGTTAATAAACACGGAAGTCAAAGCTTTTATAATGCTGTTGATAAAATCAATACTGATTTCTTAAAAAGAGATTTCATTGTTGAAAAATTGCCAGACTATACGGTTCTCGCAAAAAGACTAAAATACGGCGATATTACAGCATTAGAATTTGCTTCATTTATGAAAGATAGTAATTACACACCTTCTACTGTTCTTGTATCTGCTAATGCAAACGGGCCAAGATTTCTAAATGAGTTAGAAGCTTATTACAATGGGGATTTTTCAGATAGTGTCTTAGGTGGATTTTGTTCTTTGTTCGAAAATATTTTTGGAGCAATAGACGGATTCTTTGACTTGATTGGTTCTGTTGGAGCTCTTGTTCAAGACTTCTTTAATTTTCTCAGTAAAATCAGAAATATAAAAGATCCTCTTCAAGCAATATTTGATGCTATTAAAGTAAAAGCTTTACTTGATTCTATCATAGATAAGATTACTGAAACAATCAGAAAGACGATTACTGCAGTTTGTATGTCAATTGCAAACTTTAATGTTGAAGCAATTACAGGTCCAGTTACTACTCCAGTTCAGACAAACATTGTGGGTAAGATGGAAGATAAGAAAACCGCACTTCAATCAATATGCGGACCAGAAAATTCTAAAAAGATTGTAGATAAAATAAAAGCGCTAATTAGTTATGCCGTAGGATTATTTTCAAATCCCTCTTTAGAAGAAATACAATTCTTAATTGCTCGGTTATGTGCTTTAGCAACTGGCATCGAAGGGTTAATCAAAGGTTTGAAAAGCCCTCTTGATGATTTTGCTAATAGATATGACGAAGTGTTTAATACAATTTCAAATGCTTCAGCGCGTATAAGTGGTGAAGCAATTAGAGCTGGCGCAATCAGACCTTCTGAAGAGAACAGACAAGAACAGATAAATAACGCTAAAGTAGTATGGGAAAAAGCTGGAAACATCGCACTGCCGACGCCAGAAGAATATAAAAATCTTCCTAAGTGGGATGCACTACAAGCTAATACTGATACGAGATTAAAGATTCAAGGTGGATGGGTTACTAAAATGACCCCTGCTCGCGAAGGCTGGGAAATGCTCGATAAAGATGTACGAGTTTTAATTATGCGGATTCAAGCTGCAGCTAAAGAAGCTGGTATTACTAGCAGTTATCTTTACTTAAATAGTGGTTATAGAAACACAGCTTATAATACAGCTGTTGATGGCGCAAAATCATCTATGCACTTAAGCGGAAAAGCTGCGGATTTGACGTGGAACGGGTTTAGAGGAAGAAGTATCGAAGTGGATAGGTTTGTTATTCTTGCCAGAAGTCTCGGCTTCAGAGGGATAGGATTATATGATGGATTTATACACTTAGACGTCGGTAGTGAAAGACAATGGGACAAGAGGAGCTAGTAAATGGCCGCCACAATATTCACGGCTAGATCAAAAAAGATTACTCTGTATCAAGATTTTAAAAAGAATCTTGAGATAAGCCCAGTGTCGTCCGATTTAACTGTTTGGAAAGACGAAGACGCAGTAAAAGAATCAATTAAAAATCTTGTTCTTACAGATCGAGGTGAAAGATTAATGCAACCTAATATGGGTGGCAATATTAATGCTATGTTGTTTGAAAATATTACTCCCGCAGTTCTTATATTGATACAGAATCAAGTAAGAAATACAGTAGAATTATACGAACCAAGAGCAGAACTTATTGATGTGATTGCAACATCAAACATAGATGATTATACGGTAAGAGTTAAAATTATATTCTATATAACAAACGTACAGCAGCCTATTACGCTAGATGTATTCTTAGAGAGGACACGATAAATGGCTAAATTAAACATTTCAGAACTAGACTTTGAGTCTATCAAGACTCAGTTTAAAACTTATCTGAACAGCCAAACACAATTCAAAGATTATAACTTTGAAGGTTCAAACATGAGCGTGTTCCTAGACGTCTTGGCTTATAACACATACCAAAACAATTTCTATGCGAATATGGCAGTTAATGAAATGTTCTTAGATTCTGCTGTGTTGAAAAATTCAGTTATGTCTCACGCAAAAGAACTTAATTATCTTCCACGCTCAAGAAAATCTGCTAGAGCTGCTGTAACTGTAACTATTGTAGATTCAACTATCTTAGGTCAGACTGTTACAATACCGGCATATTCAGATTTTACAACTACATATCAAGGTGCTTCTTACAACTTCGTAAATTCTAAAACTTATGTTGCTCGCAAGACTGCTCCAGGCGTATTCGTTGCAGAAAATATAGAAATCTTTGAAGGTCAAATGCTTGCTAGCTTTGAGCGAGAAGGTTATTTCATTGGTGACGACGGTGTTCTAAGAGTTATTCTTACTAACGAAAACGCCGATACCGATTCAATCGAAGTATTCATTGATGCTGAAGCAACAGAAGATCAAAACCAATTTATTCGCAAAAATGATATCTTTGGAGTTGCTGCTGATGATAAAGTATTCTACGTAGAACCATATTATGACGGCCGATATACTGTATACTTTGGCAACAACGTATTTGGATTACAACCATCAGCTTTTGAAGATATTCGTGTAAGATACAGAATCACGAGTGGTCCTGAATCAAATGGCGCATTCTCATTCGCGTTAGAATCGCAGTTGGCAACTTCAACTGTTTCAGTAGAAACTATTGGTGCAGCGGCGGGCGGATCAGAAAGAGAGTCACTAGAAAATATCAGATACTTTGCTCCTAAGAGTTTACAGATTCAAGAAAGAGCAATTACTTCAAACGATTATGAAATTCTTCTCAAGCAAAACTTTCCAGAAATCGATTCGGTTTCTGCTTATGGTGGCGAAGAATTAGACCCACCACAATATGGTAGAGTTGCTATTTCTGTTTATCTTGGCGAAGGTCGTGAAGGCTTATCATCCGTTTTATCGGCCGCTTATATCAAATTTTTAAGAGAGAAAAGCCCGCTTGGAATTGAGCCAATGTTTATTCCGTCAGAATTTATATATGGCTGTGTAAACTCTAATGTGTATTTTGATCCTAAAGTTACTAAGAAATCATCTGGACAACTTGAATCTGAAATACGAACAGTTGTTTCCGGATATAATACAACATACCTAGATGATTTTGATACAACATTAAGATTATCTAAACTATCTGCGTTAATCGATGCTTCTAGTATTGCTATTATAAGTAATGAAATAACTGTATGTCCATATATTGTATATTCACCGGCACTAAACGTATCTTCGTCGCCATCGTTTAAATTTTACTCTAAGCTAGTTAAACCGTATCCATTTAAAGATTCTAACGGATTTACAGATTATAAACCAGCAATTGTAAGTGGAGTCTTCGAATATAACAATCTTGATTCTTATCTTCAAGATGATGGTCTTGGCAATATTCAAATCGTAACTTCAGACCTTGTTAATCCACAGATTGTTAAACCAATTGCTGGTAATGTAAATTATGAAACTGGCGAAATTAACCTTATTGATTTTAAGACAGAAGGTTATGCTGGTTCTGGAATCAGAATCATGGTAACAACATCTAATGACGATATAACATCCCCAGCAGGAAGAATATTCCTTATTCAGGATGACGATGTAACTATTAATATGGTTGAGGTTAAGTAAATGGCTGATAACACTGTCAACTTAGTAGAAAAGAATATAGCGTTTAATATAGCGCAGCAGTTCCCTGCTTATTATAGAGAGCATGGTGCTGAACTAGTTGATATGGTAGAGCAGTATTACAAATTTGTAGAAACAGAACCTAATATGGGTGTTTATAATACTCGTAGAATGTTTGAATATCGTGATATCGGTAGTACTCTTTCTGAAATGATCATTTATTTCAAAAAGACATTTATGGCAGATTTACCGCACATAGATGACGACGTAACAGTTAAATTTGTTATTCGTAATATTATGGATTTGTATCGGCGTAAAGGTACTGAGGCTGGTCTAGTATTATTCTTTAGAATGTTCTATAAGGAAGATATTCAAGTACGATATCCAGCAAAATATATGCTCAAGCCTTCAGATTCAATTTGGAAGACTGGTGTATATTTACAAATGTACCCAAACAACGATGAGTTTTATTCAACTAGCGGAGTTGCTTACCAATACAAAGACGTGTTAAGCCGCAACATCTATGGTTCTATTTCTAAAGCTAAAGCCATTGTAGATAAAATTAACTTCGTTTATTTAAATGGTACATTAACTCCCATCATTTACCTTGCTGATGTGAAAGGTAAATTTCAAAAATACGATGATATTGTTTCGCGTATTAATGGTGAGGATATATCTTTTGGCCGGTTGAACGGTTCTGCAGATTCTTTAGAAATTGATTTGAACTGGGGCGGAACTACTGGCAATAATATTGGTGATATATTTGATATTGAGAGTAGCTATGGCAAAGGTGGTATTGCTATTGTAACTGAACTTCAATCAGAGTTTACCGGAACAATAAAATACAACATAACAGACGGTGGTTTTGGTTATACTATTCCAGGCACAAAGCTATTAGTTTCAAATCAAGTTATTGTTCTACCCAACGAAGATTTTAAATTCGTAGAACTAGAAGTTTTACAAGATACTGCCGGAAATCAGGGTAGTGTCATAGGTCAAAACTCTATTGCAGTTGGTATCAAAATGGAGCCAGGTGACTCGTTTGATATTAGTAGAGATATTTCTACAGTAGATCGCGGGGCAGCAAACTTTACTCTTACTGCATATGACTTGAATTTAGATACTGGTGAAATATTTGCAGTTTCTATAAAAAATGATTCTTCTCCAGGACCTCTATATGCTAACACTGGAAATATTATAGATGTTAAAATAGAAGAATTAGAAAACACTGAATCAGTTACTCTCATTACTGACATCATTGGAAACTTTTTAAACGTACCACTCAATTCCTCAAACTTCAACACGGTTCCGCCTGCCATAATTCCAATGTCGGGATTGACTAGTCCTGTTGTTTTAGCAACAGCATTAGAAGATGCGTTTGACTTAACACCATTTGATATTGGTACTATTAAATCTTTTGAAAACATAAACCCAGGCGCCGACTATAGCAATGATACATTTAGTCTTGTAGTAGATGAACAAATGGTAGCGTTTGAAAGATTCGATCAAGTTATTTTAGTTGCTGATTATAGTGCTAGTTTCTCAGTCGGTGATACTATCTACCAAGCATTAACAAATACAACTGGTAAAATTAAAGCAATTGATAATAACTTAGGTGCGTTATACGTAAGTCCTTATAGTTACTACGGGTTTAAGACTGGCGTAAGTGATAGCTTCACCCATAAAGGCAACTCTTACGATGTTCTTGCTGTAGAAAGAAATTATTCAACAAAAAGATTTGGTGAAAATGCTGTTGTTACTAATGAGACTTTATTCTCACAAGGAAGAATTTCCGGTGCAATAATCAGTAACTCGGGTTTTGGATATGTTAATGGCGAAACCATTACTCTTGTTGGTCTTGACGGAGTACACGCCGCTAGAGCAACAATAGGTGCAAGTTCGCAAGGTATTACTTCTGGATTCTGGGGTAGTCAAAGTTCTCATATTAATGGCTATTGGACAAACCCAGATAATAATGAGTTTGAATATTACGATGGGCAAATGAAAATTCAAGATAGTGATTACTACCAAGAATATTCTTATGAAATTAGATCAACAGTAGATCCAAAAAAATACATCAAAGTTGTAAAAGATACAATGCATCTTGCAGGTTCTAAACTGTTTGGTAATTTTATTTACGAGCAAAAGACCGGGCCGAAAATTACTTCTCAATTCCAATTAATTAGAAAAGATGATTATGTATTAGGTGGTTCAGATATTGTTGGTCCTAATCAAAGTATTGGTGATCAAACAGTTAGAGCAGATAATCTTATATTTACAGTAGATGATACAATCACATTCACTGTAGACAACGGCTAAAGTTAAATAAATAAGCTATAAACTAATAGGAGCAAACATGGCGAAGCAAATCATTAACGTAGGTACGGTAGCTAATGACGGAACTGGCGATCCGATACGTTCTGCCATGACCAAAACAAACGAAAACTTTACTGAAGTTTATAGTTTAGTAGATAGTATAGTTGTGCCAACTAGCATATATGATCTTGGCATTGCTGCAGGCACAGCCGGGCAAGTGCTTACCTCTGATGGAACAGGTGGCACTGCATTTACTACATTTGTTAGCCTGTCGTATGCTAATAATGACGTAGATGCGCACTTAAATACTAGTACTGCTTCAGCCACCGAAGTTTTAGGTTGGACTGGTAGCGATTATGACTGGGTAGCCCAGACTGCAGCATATACTGATGCCAGTGTTAACACTCATTTAAATACTGCTACTGCGTCTGCTAGTCAAGTTTTAAGTTGGACTGGTTCTGATTACGACTGGGTTGCTGCCGGCGGTAGCGGTTTACAATCAAGAACATCACCTTCTGGTTCAACTGCTTCTTTAGCGAATGATGCCAGCGGCGATCTTGATCTCACTGGATTTAAATCGTACTCGTTATTTACTATCACAACTGATAAAGCTGCTTGGGTTAGAATTTATGTTAACGCTGCCGTACGTACTGCAGATAATGCACGCGGAGAAGGTACTGATCCAACTCCTGATGCTGGTGTTATTGTAGAAGTAATTACTACTGGCGCTGAAACAGTTATAGTGTCTCCTGGTGTTATTGGATATAATCTTGAATCAACTCCAACAACCTCTATTCCATGTCGAGTTACAAACAAATCTGGAGTAACAGGTGCGGTAACCGTAACACTTAACCTTCTGCAATTAGAGGCTTAATGAATGCTTAAAGAATGGATTGTTACTCTTCACAGGAAAGAAGACCTCGAAGACTTTTACGCAGATATGGAATCGCCTCGTGGTAACCTATTCATTCCAAATAGAGCTGTTGATGTAGCGCATAGAAGACCGATTAGTCGTAATACTCATTACATGTTACAGCCTTCAGAAGTTGAACTTATTAAAGCTGATGATCGTGTTTGGGATGTTGAATTGGCAGAGCTTATTGATATTACAACTAGACCCGCTGGTTACACAATTTCAAACGGTGAGTTTGACAAAAGTTGGGCAAGCGATGCCTCAGATATCAATTGGGGTTTGTTAAGAAATAGTGAAGAAGTTAACAGAAACAATTGGGGTGCTAATGGAACATCTCTTGTAACAACTGACTTGACTATTACGGCTAGCGGAAAAAACATAGATGTGGTAATTGTCGATGGTCATATGGATCCAGCACACCCTGAGTTTGCCGTTAATCAAAACGGATCTGGTGGTTCAAGAGTACAGCAGTTTAATTGGTTTTCTTTAACTAACGC